GCTGCTCTCGCGTCGAGTATTGTTACCACATACGCTAACACACAGAAGGAAACGCATGCCAAGCCAAACCAAAACGCGAAACGAAGAAAGAATTTAGCTTCACTGCTAATCCACGGACGCTTGTATTCAGTGTTAAACATTTCAGTTCTCCTCAGGGGCAAACTTTGCTTTCAATCGCTCGTACTCGGCTGCGTCTTGCGCCTCTTTTGCCGCTTTCTTCTTCCTCGCATCCTCGGCTGCTTTCGCATTGTCTCTGTCGATACGCGCTTGAAGTCGTGCAATCGTGCGATCTGCAAATGTTGGGTCAACTGGAATAGCGCGAGTACCAGACCATTCATAGCCAGACTCATAAACATGAGCGATCAATACTCCGTCCTCAATTGATATGTGTTTCACACTACCGCCAAGGCTACGCTCAACACCATGCCATTCATCATCTTCGTTGAACGGATATCTTTTGTCGGCGCACCAATCCATGATTTTGCGAACTTCTGTCAAGGCGATGCGTGATGCTTCTGCATAAAGCGGCGCTATCTGATCTTTTAAACTTGTGCTCATGTCAGTCTCCTCTGCTGGTGTCAAAGCCTAGGTCGTCAGCCACGTCACTAATCACGTCCCAAGTCACACCAACATCTGCGTTGTGACATTTCTTAACTGCTCTAAGTACCTTAATAGCGTCTTCTTCGCTAATTTTAGGGTGGGCGTATATAACGTCTTCGGTACTCCAGCGAAGACGTATGCTGTCGTTATTTACCATGTCATCCACCATGTCTAATAACGTACGCAGAAGCTCGGTATCGCCCCTATTTAACGCATCCATCGCACGATACAAATACTCTTGTACCTCTATCTTGCTAATACCGTTAGGCTCATTCATCTTGTTCTCCCCGCAAATCACTACCGAACTTAACAGTCTTGATGTTGCCGTCGAAGTAATGCAGCTTCGCGTTTTTATAGAACACCGACGGTGGAGTCGTTGCAATCACTTTGCAGTAGTGGGTGGGCTGGTCTGTACCGTCTTCATCATTTACCCCAAAATACCAGCGATTTCCGCAGCAGGGGCATGAGTCTGAGTTATCACAAAACGTTTCTGCTTTTTTGATTGCTTCTTCCGCGTTAATAGCTTGGATACAAACAACCTCGCATACGTTTTCATCAACAACAAACTTACCACCTGAATTGTTTTGATCGAACGTGTACCACTTTAATTTTTGTATTTCTGGCTCATTCATCATGTTCTCCTTCGCTCTCGCGTTTAAGTTTCTCGCCAATCAAAAACGCCACGACGACGAATATGAAAAGCGTCACTGCTGACGTTGCCACCATATCGAACGCTTTGTCGCCCCGCATTTCTAGCTGTGCAGGCGCAATGAACGCGATGTAGATAATTAGTAGAAACGCCTGAAAAATTGTTCCGATGTGGTATTTCATGGCTACTCCTGCGACTTAATTAACATTCGACGTGCGGCTTCCCATCCGAACTTAGCCGCTTCTATTTCACTACGAACCTTGTAGTTCGCTTCCATAAATACGCTATCCATTGCTGCGATAGCTGCTGGTGAAGTTGCTGACGGCAGACGCATCTCTAGCTGTGCCTGCATGATTTTCACCTGAATGCGCAAGTGCTTAACCTGCTGCTCCAGACTAGCGATGTGTTCTTCGTCATTCATAACTACCCCCATAAAGTAGAACGCTTGAGCAGCTTCATTGCCTTCGCCCGTTGTTCATCTGTGCCGCGTCTCGGTGCTGGCACACCATCATCCCAATAAAACTTACCGTCTTTCTTTTTTGGTGGCTCGAACGGTAGTTCACTCTCGTCACCTAAGATGTGCCGTATGTATGCGACGTTCCACCCCGTAGCCTCATGGATACGTAGTAGGTAGTACGCACTGATCGGCTGGACGCCACGTGCCACGACACCCATCTTCTGTGGCGTAAGCTCTAACTTACGCGCCAAGGATGCAAGGCTCACTACGTTGAAGTGCTTGTTAAGCTCCTCGATTAGAGCGCCTATCTTGTATTCACCCCGCATTTTTACCCTCCAGTTCAATAAGAAGGTCAATGTAGTGCTTGGCTTTCTCCAAGTCCTTGATGCCGTTCTTGTCGCGCCAACGGGTCACGTACTTAATGACGTTGCCCTCGAAATACCCGATGTTGTTAGCATGGATATACTCGACTGGCTGAATCTTTTGCTTCTTGTAGTGATCGCCACCTACTTGCACATCTAGGGCTGTACTCATTCGTCTTCTCCAATCAAGTCAAGGTCTGTCCCGCTGTAATAGCCGTTGTGTTCGTTGTGTGCTGCGATAGTGAAACAACCTATCGAAGTCATAACCTCAAAGAAGCTGATCTCGTGAACGTCCCAGTCAGTGTCAGTTGATGTGCAGTCTTTCAGTTCGATGTGGACGAACTTAGCGCCAACAAATTCTTCGAGGTTGTCATCGCACACAAGGTACTTGTGCTCACAGCACGACTGATACTGCTCAAACTCAAGCACGCTCAGGTCTTCAAATACGATGCGAAGATTGTCGTCACCCGTAATCTGTACAGACTTAATGACTTTGCCTACTGCCGCCTTGATGCGGCTGTTTTCCATGTAGTTCATTTGATTTTCTCCAATTCAGAAATCATCCAATCAATCCACGCGAGGCGACCGTTTTTACTTGCCCTACGTTTTTCAGGGTGTGTAAGATTTCCATACACGCTTGAATTTCTATGAAGCCAATGCCCGTAGTAAGAATGACCTTCCAGCAGAGAGTAAACCCACGATTTGAGTTGACTGTTAGTGTCTGCGTATTCTTCGTCCGAGCAGAGATTTTTAGGAATTGACAGCCTTTTTAGAATCATGAAGCGTGCAGAAGTCAGCGCAAAGCAAACACATTGATCTGTTTCGCTTTGTATGAGAGTTCGTGCAAGCGTTAGTAGCTGAATTGCTGCTTCCTTGTTTGAGATCGTTACTGTTTTCATTTCACTCTCCTGCCGCACATGCGCTCTTTGGCTTGTGCCAAGTTAGATTGGAAAAGCCACGTGACGCACTGCTCGTCACTGGTGACTACCTTCACTTTCGGTGGTTCTTCGGCAGCTACGCGCACTATGATCGGGTCTGTGAATGTCTTGTAGACGAACACGCACAGGAACCCGAATAGTAGGTAGCCGATGATGTTGGCGACCTTCATGACAACCTCACGACTTCTGTGAAATTGTCTTCGTGTTGCCCAGTTCATCGATCTTTCCATCAGCGATCATTGACTTGACGACACGCGTTTCCAATCGAGCCAAACGCTCGGAGTCACGCTGCTGCTGCTCTTTGATCGAGCGCAACAACTCTGTTACATCTTGATTATTGTTTCCCATTTCAACCTCACTAGGTTACATGCTTGACTGCATGCGATTAGTCAATCGTGCGATACGCTCACGCAGCATCGTCACACTGTGCTTGTGGTACTCGGTGCGAGACTCCGCATGTAGTAGCTCAAGCTCTGCCGCCTATAACTCACGCTTAACAACCTGCTCAGGCGTAGGTATTGGGTACAGTTTGTTTAGTAGTTTCTCAAACATCGCGTTTCCTTTCGAGTGTCAACTAGCTTACATCAAAGTAAGTAGTACATCAAGTTGTAGTTTGGTCTTTAGCTAGGGCGACTTTTGCATTGAGTACACGTAACCCTGCTCTACTACTATTAAAGTTGTAATCGTATGCATTTATAAAATCATACACTCGGCTGCGTTTAAGCTCGTCAACGATAATCAGTGGGATTACCCGCGCCAGTTCAGAGTCACTCAGTATCGTTTTCGTTGTGGCGTCGAGACTTTTCATGAAGTCAAGTAACGCCTCAACTTGCGCCAGCTTTTCTGGAAGTTGCTCGAACAATTCCTCCAGCTTAATCAGCGTGTCGCGTCGTTGGGCTGCTTTATCCATGATCGCCTTGTGTCCTAGATTGAGACTCATTTCATTCTCCGTTTAATCTGTTCAAGTTCAATCTGCAAGAAAACGTTATGGGCTTCAACTGCCATAGCCGTATCCAGCAGGTCTTTATAGTGTTCGCCTAACTTGCGGTGTTCCTCTAGTATCGCTCGTTTCTTTGAGCGTTCTGCTAAGACGCGATACACCGCAAAGAGGCAGCAAGTGAATAGAAATATCTCGCCGCCTGTCATGTTAAGCCCCGCCTTGTGTAGCTGCGATAACCGTACCAGCATCATCAACCGTGATCGTAAATGAGTCTTCGTCAGGGTCAGTAATGTCAAGCAGCGTCACTGTGTCCTTGTCGTCACCAAGAACCTGCAATGGATTAACGCTTGGCGTTGGCTCGGTCTTGGCTTCTGGCGTGTAGTCCGTCAGGAACTTGAAGTAGTTATCTGCCGACTTATCGCTGTAGAAAACATACGTGAACGTGCCAATCAAGATTTCGCCTGTCATCATTTCCTCAACCAGCTTGTACACACGGTCAACACCGTACTTATTAAGCAGACGATACACGTCAGAGCGACGAATAGAATTTAAACCCACAGAATGCTGTGGATACTCCAGCTTAGCGCAGGCAATACATTCCATCACATAGTCACAGTCAGTCGATGTAACTAGCTTTACATCTTTGCGGTCATTCGCACTGAGTGGCGTAGTGATCGGTGTAATCGCGCTACGACGCTTGTTGTATGCAGCACGCTTGTTAGCCTTTGGCTTATCGTCGTTGAACATACGTTCACGTTCAGCCCACGCATTAGCGAAACCGTCAAGAGTCTGCTGATCAGCCACGGCAGGTGTACTGCGTTTAACTGGCGCTGGTGGCGTGTACTTGTAGCCGCCATAGCTGTACTCAGGGACAGCCCCCGGATAGAGCAGACGGTCATGCGGTGTCCACGCATAGGTGTTAGAGAACCACACGCCATTCCAGTCAGTACCAGATGAACGATTGATAATCTGAATATCACCTGCCGAGTTCACGAAACAGAACTTGTTGCCGCTACCGATGTGCGAACCGATTACCTCTGCGAACTCAGGTGTGAAGATCAACTCCTGCTTACCGCCTGTCAGTTTGTGAACGTAGTCACGCACATAGTGCCACGTGTCGGACTTAGTTTTGTCCTTATCGTTACCTGTGCGAAGCACACCGTTGTGCATCATCGCTACTGCGTGAGACGCTTGAGGCATGTCCTCGAAGTTATACACTGGGTATGGGTGGCAGTTGACCAAGTCAGTATCACCGTGAGTACGCATACGCAGGTGAAACGCCATTGGAATGTTCATCGCTTGCAAGCGCATGTAGAACTCAACCCACTGTTCTTTATTACCCAACTGTTTCTCTGTATGGAGAAGACCATCCTTCGCATACATGACACCGTAGCCGTCACGGTTCTTGTCCCAAAAACCTGCCACTTGAGCGGCTGTTAAGTTAGTGTCTTCTTTGATTACGAATAATAAGCACATGGTATTTCCTTTGATGTAAATGAATGAATATAAACTGGTTTACTTCGTTTTAGACGAAGTTATGCATTTGAAGAATTGAAATCGTGTTCAACTACTTCGGTCACTCCCTCGCGGAAACGAGGCAGGTAAGTCACGTAACCACGCGCTGCAAGGTACGCACGAAGATGTGGCGTTTCGTGGCGACGGCATGGGTCAGCGATGTAACGTAAAAATTCGTCACTGGTGATCTTGTTCGCTGGCATATCACGTGTGAAGAACCATGACGCATGGGCGAACTCGATACACGCAAGGATAGTGTTAGGCAGCATGCTACCCTTGAAGATACGAATCTCTACTGTCTTCTCTGGCGTGAAGTTCACCGCTTGGTAGCGTTCACTCGACAGCGAACGAATAGCGCGGTTAATCAACGTCGCCTTACTAGACTTCGATGGAGTCTGTGAGAGACGGTAGCCCGTACCATCTAACGCGTTACGTGTCTGCGCTGGTACTCGCTCCTTCTCAAGATTACGTACCACCTTGGTATAGCTCACGTCATAGCGACGAGCGACAGAGTGAATCAGCCGTTTGTTCTCTGGCGAATTGTAGAAACTCTGTAACTTGACAGCATGCGTCAGCGTCTTAGGCTTAGCCAGATGCACGTGTAACCCGCATGATGCGCTAGCGTCGTGGCTGCGTAACTTACCGATGAACGGCAGCTTATCTTCACCATCGACCATACCAAAGATATTACGGATGAAGTGCTGGTGCATCGCCAACTCACCCCAACCAGATACCAACTCGAAGCCGTTCGATACGGAACCATCACGCTCGAAGTATCCATAGCGTTGCGTCGGGTTCATACCGACGAGTGCCTGCGCCTTGACCATGCGACTCAACACTAGACGTGCTAGACGTGTGCGTTGATCTTCTTCGTTGATGTCGCCCTCAGCAGACTCCATCTCCAATTCAATACCCATAGTCAAGCCAGACGGTGCGTATGGTACTGCCTCAGGTGGTAACTTAACCTCGCGGTTGAGCGCCTTGCTGCTGTGGTATGAACCAACAACAGGCGGCTCTCCTACAACGCGCATAGTGCCGTCACTCCAACGAATTAACGAACCATGTGTGCGGCTGTACAGAACGGTGTTACCTGCTGCATCAAGCCCACGACTATAAAGATCGCTAGCTGCGCATACTGAGCATACGTGCCGACGGCTGCTACCGTGGTACACCTCGACCTGACGACCCTCGCGTTCGTAGTGACCACACGCGTCGGGCATCATGATAGCTATGTGTTCTTCGCCAGCGTATTTGGAATTGAAACGATCAATCGCACAACCCAACTCGCGCTTGCAAGAGATGAAGTTAGACAACCAACTCATGCCATGTGAAGAAACAATTTTCTTCTGTGCTAGCGTCATGTGCTTTGCAATGATCTTGCGAACAGCCATGTCTATCTCTGATGTGGTTTGGAGACGAATGATACTGTCGTCGCCCTTAACCATCATTGATATAAGTTGTGACTGAACCTTACCCTTTAGACGCCACAAATTTGCGCTGCCGAACGACTGGAACTCACTTTGAGTGTAGTTCCACTTCTTGCTGCCGAAACGAGGGTCTTTGTTCGGTGTGAGGTGGCTTTCACGTGTACGGCTGTAGCGTGTCAAGCGCAGGTCGAGGTCCAACGTAGCCCACTGCATCGGTGTGATGACGTACGGATTGATGATACGAGCGTGGCGCTTAGACACAACGACACTCTTACGAACCACTTTACTGCGTGATTCTGGAGAACTGTGTCGTGTGCCGTCGATGACGATGGAGTTGCGGATAATAATCGCATGTGAACTTGTGCATAACTCATACGCAGGCATCAACACACGAACGTTTAGGTTATCGTCGCCAACGGACTCGATCATACCGATAAACGAATTGACTGGTCTGCCGCCATTTGATTTCGATTCCACCAACACGAGCATACTGTCGCGGTAGCGGATACCTGCCTTAACTGAACCATCAGCTTCGAGCGAAGGCATGATGAAGTTAGCAGGCATGTAGGAAACGAGCGATTCTGCCTTGCTCATTGAAATTTGTGCTGCGCTGATAGCGTCGCTAACGTGGGGGTTCGCTGTTATTTCGGCAGCGAGTGCCTTGATCATGCGACCACGTGATGAATCTAGTCTGACACCGCCACCAACTAAGGCAGAAAATACTTTACGGATAGCTTCTGTTACTAGGGTGAACTCGCAGCGTGTGGCATAGTCTGCGTGGTCACGATATTCTGGTGCGATTGGCGTGTTTAGGTCGTGCTCTACGCCTTGGATTGTTACTGTAGTCATGATGACTCCGTTAAGTAAGATAAGTAATGTCCCTGACTACCCGCCGTGAGCGGGACATATTCACGGCGGGGGTGAGAATGTCTCTGATTAGTTAGAGAACACTGGCAATTGATCAATTACCTTGTCGTTGCCATAGCGTTGAGCCTTAGCAACTGTTTTGTGAATGTCTTTACCCACTGAACGAGCGTAGACGTTGATATAACCAAACGCTTCACGCTCACGGTCACTGCCCTTAGCACCGATAGTCAATGTGCGATCACCAGATGTAGTCGTGCGATAGCCTGTGCTGTTCTTACGACCAACGTATGCGATCTTCACTTGTGTGCCGACCAAAGACGCGATACGTGCGTCAGGTGAAACTGGCGCTGTCACTGGTGCTGCTGCCTCTACCACAGGGCTAGACTCAGCCACTACGACAGATGGAGCCGATGCGGACACGGCTGATTGGAATTGCTCAACCGCGCTAGTTGCGCCTTGTGCTGGCACGATAATCAAATCGATTGGGAAACCGAATGATTTAACTTTGAGGATTGCCGCATCTAGGGATTGCAAAGAAGCGATAACGGAAGCGATTGTGTTTTGTGTTGATGTAGTCATGGTAAAACTCCTAAGATATAAAAGTGCCTGCGAGATGGGCGCAGACTTCCCGTAAATTATTGGTACTGCGTTTACTTACATTGTTCAAGACGTGCCAAAGCCAGACAAGCTAGCGTAGTAGTCGGTGAGATTTATTCATCTCTATGCCCTCCTATAAGTTATGCAGAAAATCCTGCGATTAGTTCAATAGTCATGTCCTCACGACGAGTCACGATACGTTTTGTGCTAGGCATACAAGCGGCACGGACTAACATCTTGGCTGGCTCACGTGACATACCTGCTTCACGCAAGATATGAACCGCCTCGTTGATCGTGTCGACTTGGCTAGCTGCGCCATTTACTGTTAGCTTGATTGTTGGGCGTGTCATTTTCCACTCCACTTCTTAACCTTCTTACCTAGTACCATTAAGCCGATACAGAAAAGGTACGCACCAGTAAAAGGGAACAGCACGATCAACAGCACAGTGAAAAATATCTGCTGATCATCCATCGAGCTAATGTCTTCTGCCATACCTACCAAGATAAACAACAGCACAACCATAGCTGCGTATGTAATTAGTAGCGTAGTCATTTCACTGCCTCCAATTCAGAGATCATCCAGTCAATCAAAGCCAACTCCGTTTCATCTAGCTTGCTGCGTAACCTACCGCGCCAAGCGGGGCTACCCCAAGCCTCGCCATGCTCAGTACGGCATGTTTCGTCATACTCCTCTTGGTGGTGTGCTATCACCCAGTTCAACAGCGTGGTGCTGCCGTCCAAGTTAGAATCCATCCACTCGTCTAGCTGCACGTATGTGACTGCGAGTTCATGCCCCATACGTACACCATAGCCGCTGACTTTCCCGTTGCAGTAGTCTTTAAACACACTCCACAGAGCGCGTAAGATCGCCAGATCGGTACGTGCCACCAAACGCTCACGTGCATCACGTAGCATCTGAATCGCCATGCTCTTGTACTTGATCTTTACCGTTTTCATTTCACCGCCTCCAACTGTTCAACCATCCAGTCAAGCCAAGCCAAACGAGCCTCGCGCATCTTAGCTTCGAGTTGAAGCCGTTCCTCGTAATTACTTGTCGATAAGTTCAGTCCAATTGTGTTCTTAACCAGCCAGCCTTCTAAGGTAGAACTACTACCCAACAACACATCAATCCACCCGCGTAACTGCATCCAAGTCGTGTTCACCTTAGAAACGTCCTCACCTGCTTGAACTTCATCTAAGTGTTTACGCGCCACAAGAGTCAACGCGAAACAAAGCATTCCACTCGACCCAATATTGATTCTCAGTCGAGCATCACGCAGCATACGAATCGCTAGGCGCTTATGTGTGATTGTTATCGTTTGCATTTTCTTCTCCAGTAAATGTACGTCCACATCCATGTGTTAGCATTTTTCTTTTCTGCCTTTAGTGCCGCCTCTAGCTCTTTGACTCGCGCCTCTAGCTCTGCCACCTGCGTGTTCATATCAACCTCAGTAAGTTAAGTAATTAGGTTTGGGACTTATTCACGCACTCTGTGAAACTGTCCCCCGTTGTTTAGGCTGCTTTCGCTGCTCACTTCTTATTTACTGCACTACCTAACCAACAGACTATATTATCTCATAAGATTACACGTATGTCAATTAGGTTACATGATTGTTTACGCAGTAATGTCCACAGCTTGAACTACTGTTTTCTCCGTAATCGGCATGGATTCATCAAACGGCACAGCAACCCCGTTTTCAACCACAGTGATCATTCCGTAATGGAGCATGAAGGATGCATAACGCAACACAGAGAGCGCAGACATTCCGAGGGCTGATCTGAGATCGGCTAGCTGCGTGGGACGTGTCACTGCTGATTTAATGCTAGCTGTGCGTTCCTTGGTGGACTTGGTGTTGGGGTTAATCAGATACGCACCATACTTCATTCGCGCAGTTGTTAAACGAACTGGCACGTAATCAGGCTGCGGGTGCGTGAACTCGATATGCGCCAGATCACCAGCACGTGTTCGACGGATGAACATATTGCGACTTAATCGATCATCGTGATACTGCTCGATTGTTTGACCTGTTGTTGGGTCATATATTTCTAACAACCCAGTGCTAATCATTCGTTTGACTAATCGACGTGCTTGTTGATATGGCATCTTAGGATTAGTTAAAAGTGCTGTGACTTTTGTATGGGTAATCCCGCATGTCTCCAGCATGAACTTCACCAGCTTGCGATTTAGCGTAGCTGGCACTGTTTGTGTTCGTTCTAAGGTCATGATTATTCCTTTATGTAAGTTAATGAACCTACATGTTATTACATGATAGTGTTTTAGTCAATGATATATAGACTGCGTTATCTGAACTTGTAGAAAGACGACGCTAATTTGACGAAAGTTGTTAGATTATTATGCTGCGTTGTATAACGAGTGGCGAAACTTGTAGAAAGACGACGCGATAGTAAAATGACAAAACTGTAGAAAGACGACGCAAATCGGATAAAACCTGTATAAACAGTTCAATAAGTTGTAGAAAGACGACCATACGCCCGAAAAAAATGAACGACCCCGCCAAAAAGAAAATTTAGCTGATTTAGCCTTGCTAGCTGTGTTTTCGGAAATCGCGTCACGATTATACATAGGGGGTCGCGTACGGGGGGGTACACATTCAAAAACATAGTTGCGTCGTCTTTCTATAATATATTATCTTAATTAAATAATTTATATAGGTAAAACCCCATATGAACTCATGCCAGTTTCTTGTAGAAAGACGACGCATTTTCGCAGTTAGCCTATATAAACGCTATCAAAACCTGTAGAAAGACGACCATAAAAAGCTCGCGTCACCTTTATACAGAAAACGCAAACCGTTCTATTTCGCTTAGTCGTCTTTCTATAAGTTCGTGAAACCGTTTTATCATTTCCCGCACTGATTACACATTTCACGCAGCCACCAGTCATTAGTTCACCAGTGACACTTTGCTAGCCCAGTTCACGCAGCTAGCAAAACCAAAGGGACAACATCATGCACTCTGTGAGCTTGTCTCGATGCCAAAAACACGGACGCAAAAAAGCCCGCACTAGGCGGGCTAAGTAAATCAATTGCTTTGTATTGGCTTACATCAATGCGGGCGTTGTAAGCGCGTCAAACGGGCTAGCCTTAGACTTTGTTACCTTAGGCGCTTTGCTAGCTTTGCTAGCTGTTTTGACGGGTTCAACGGCAGGCACGTTACCAACGATAATTTCGTACGCTTTTTTCAGTGCAGCCAAATCAGTGCATTCCGTAATTGCTTTACGGATTTTATCGCGTTGAACTGTCAATGCTTCACGCGCAGCTTTTTGCGCAACAGTCTCTGCTGATTTTTGCAGTTCAGTTGCGACTGCTTGATATGCAATAGCTTTTTGTACATCACCACTTTCGAGCGCCTTAGTAGCCTTGCTAACTGCGTCTGCAACGTTATGGCATTCTGCTTTAAGGCTAGCTTTTGATGTTGCTTGTTTAGCGCGGCTAGCTGCTTTTTTCGCTGCTGCTGCTGTAGGCTTAGCAGGCTTTTCCAATGCGAAACTATTTTTCATTGCCACGGCAACAGAGGAAAAGCGATTAGTCGCAGTCGACTCAGTGCAACCGCGTTCTTTCATGTACGCAGAGATAAATGCATCTTGCACTGTAACCCAATGATCATAGGAAGGTTTTTCGCCAAGTATCTTTGCAACAGCAGACGCAGCAGTAGGCAAAGCGGACTCAAATGCTTTATCTGCTTTAGCCAAGTTAACAGCAGGCGCAGCGATAGAAGCGATAACAGCAGCGGACGCAGCAGCAGAGTGAGTAACGTTTTTCATGATGTAATTTCCTTTGAGTAAGATAAGTAACACTGCATCACATGACACAGTAACTACATTATGCCATAAGGTTACACGCAAGTCAAATAGGTTACATGTGACAATCTCACAAGCGGCGTGAAGATGTCCACGAAGAAGCGGAACGACACCTTGAACTGGACTAGCTGCGTGGAGGGGGTATGGGACAAAAACATTTGCACCCCTCCCCCTCTGCTTAGATAGTCCAACACACCGCTAGCCAATTTTTCAAAGTCAATGTAACACCTAGTACACGCGTATCACCTCTCAAACAAGGCATTGACGCCCACCTCCCAAAATGATATAAGTCAGCAAAACTTCGCTAGCTTACACACCATGTCCAACAACGTTCAAACAATTGACTTGAACCTTGAGGCGCTCTTAACTGATGCCGCCTTGGATATTTACACCCTCATGGATTTGGCTGCGTTGCACAATGTAACTCAGCAAGCCGCACGAGAGTTACTTGAACTGCCAGATAACCAGCACCGTGTCGCCAAGATACGTAAGGAACTCAACGACGCAGGGAAAGATATTGAAAAGCGTGCCTCCTACAGCATCGCTAACGTTGTCATTCCAGAGCTAGTTAAAGCCTCACAACAGGTCGATACCACGCCAGACGAGCTAGTCAAGATCGGTACGCTGCTCCATAAATTCACAGGGGTTGATCGTAAGAGTGCCGAGAAGACCGTGCAGAAACAACTGCCGAGTATCAATATTTTCTTGGGTGACGACGACAAGCCTACGACACTGCGTGTGGTCAATTCAGAGGCGTTGAAGATCAACAGCGATATAGACGACGTACCGTACACCGAGGAAGCGTAATGACGATCAATTACAAGCCCGGTGGAGTCGGTAAGCGATTCCTGAAATCACGCAAGTTCTTAAAGTTAATCAATGGTCCTGTCGGTGGCGGTAAGTCGACTGTGGCGTTGATGGACTTGTTGATGCGTGCTACGAACCAAGTGCCTAACTCCTTAGGCATCCGACGTACCCGATTCATCTTACTGCGTAATACCATCGCGCAGCTAAAGTCGACAGTTAAGCCACTCATTGACCAATGGTTAGTTGAGATGATGGGAGGCACAGTAGGACATTGGAAACTGTCAGAAAACATTTTCGTGTTCAATCTGGAACTAGAAGATGGTACGAAAGTAGAGTCTGAGTTCTGGATGATGGCAGCAGATACGCCAGACGACGTGCGCCGATTGCTCTCAGTGGAATGTTCTGCTGCGTGGGTTGAAGAAGCACGTGAGGTCGACGAGGCTGTTTTCTCTGGTTTGCAGGGTCGTGTGAATCGTTATCCGAATCGTGCTCAAGGTGGCGTGACTTATCCGGGCGTTATCTGCTCAACGAATGCGCCAGCGATAGGCTCGTTCTGGCATGGAATCATGACCGATGTGCCTGATGGTTGGGAAGTGTTCACGCAGCCACCTGCCCTACTCGATGACGGCTCTCTCAATCCTGACGCAGAGAACTTAGAGAACTTAGCACCTGATTACTACGAGAACCTGATCAGCGGTAAGTCAGACGAGTGGATCGATGTCTACCTCAAGAACAAGTTCGGACCGGGCAATCACGGTCAGCCTGTGTACAAGGGTAGTTTCAAGAAATCATTCCACGTGGCTGAAAAACCACTCATGGGTATTTTCGCTTCGATCTCGCCACTTGTGATCGGCATGGACAACGGACTCACAGCAGCCGCTGCATTGACGCAGAGAGACTCTAGGGGACGCGTAAACATGTTGGATGAGGCATACGTACCCAAAGGGGTCACGATGGGCGTAGAACGCTTCCTAGACACGATTCTGCTGCCTAAGCTGCGGTCTACGTGGAGCCAGTTCACACCAGAGAATATTGTCTTCGTTCTTGACCCTGCCTGTTTCCATCGGGCGCAGGTGAATGAAGCGACGATTGCTGATGCCGTAACGAAGCGAGGCTACACAGTTCGCAAGGCAGCTACGAACGATATTCCACCTCGTATCGGGGCGGTTGAGTCGCTCTTGTCGAAACAGGTTGACGGTATGGGGCTGTTCCTCATTAGCCCAGTATGTACGTACGCGATTGAAGGCATGGAGTGGGGTTATCGGTTTAAGAAAGGGTCGGTGGAGTCATCCGATGCGAAACCAGATAAGAACCACCACGCTAACTTACAGGACGCAATTCAGTATGCGGCTCTCTACCATGAAGGACCACCAGTAGAAATTAGCCGACCGCAGCGCAGACAGATCGTGAAAGTAAGCTCAAAAGGTTGGACATAAAGGATAAATCATGGAAGAAAGTAAATACCCAATACCGCCAATGCATAGCGTTGCTGTGCCAGTTAATCAGCCAGCGGCGACAGGCGTGGCGATGCCAACGGGCATGTCGAACGGCATCTTATCGTTTCGATCCGTCAAGCAGCTAGATCAGGAAGCACGAACGAAAGCGCAGGCTACGCAGGCGATGGAGCATGTTACCTCGTTGGCTGCGTACGTACGCCAGTGCTGGAGTTCAGCGAAACAAGCGAAGCAGGAAACCGAAGAACGAATTTTACGGTCTTTACGACGTGTAGCAGGACAATATGACCCTGAAAAACTGGCGAGTATCCGCGAACAAGGTGGCTCGGAAATTTACATGCTGCTCGTTAGTACGAAGTGTAACGGCGCGGCTGCGCTTTTACAGGACGCACTTCTTGGTAACGGTACGGACAAGCCGTGGACTGTATCTCCGACGAAAGTACCGGAAATTCCTCAAGCAGCGTTAGACGAAGCGAAACAGGAAGCTGTTGATTTCGTTACGCAGATGTACGCCGCTGGCATGGAGATGTCGAAGAATGAGATGCGTGAGGCGGCAGAAGAAATTAAACGGCGACTGCGCCAAGAGGTGATCGAGGAAGCCGAAGAAACGATGGATCGTATCGAGGCGAAACTTGAGGACGAGCAGCAAGAGGGTAACTTCATCAACGCATTTAGCGAGTTCCTTGAAGACCTCTGTGTGTATCCGTCTGCGATTATCAAGGGTCCGGTCATCCGTAAAGAGAGTGAGTTGAAGTATAACAACGAGACTGGCACGGTTGACGTGGTGGAGAACCTCGTTAAACAGTGGGAACGAGTAGACCCGATGAACATCTACCCCGCCCCGCACTCCGCTAGTATCAAGGACGGATTCCTGATCGAACATCACCGCATGACAGTTGAGATGCTCAATAGTCTGATCGGTGTGGATGGTTACGACGAGAACTCGATTCGCGCCGTGTTGCAGGACTACGAGACTGGCGGCTTGACAGAGTGGCTGGCGAACGACTCCGCACTCGCAGCGATTGAAGAACGTAGCCTAGCTTGGGGCGCGAGTGACCCTGAGAAACAGATCGACGCTATCCAGTTTTGGGGTTCTGTGAGCGGTCGTAAGCTGTTAGACGGCGGTATGAAAGAGACTGAGATCACCGATCCGAATAAGAACTACTACGTCGAAATCTGGTTGATCGGTAACTACGTGATCAAGGCGGCGATGAACTCGCACAAGCTCGGTCACAAGCCATATTTCATGACAAGTTTCAAGAAGGTTCCGGGTCGCTTTTGGGGCTACGGAGTGCCTGACTTGGTGGGCGATTCTGAGGACATGTGTAACGCAGCAGCACGAGCGATTGCGAACAACATGGGTATCTCGTCTGGTCCGCAGGTATGGGTAGACGTGAGCCGTTTGCCTCGCGGTGAAGATATTACGCAGATGCACCCTTGGAAAATCTGGCAGGTCGAACGTGATCAGACAGGTGCGTCCGGTGCGCCGATTGGCTTTTTCCAGCCTGAGAGTTACTCCACAGAGTTGATGACTGTGTATGAGAAGTTCTCTCAGTTGGCTGACGAGCACTCCGGTATTCCGCGTTACATGGTCGGTGGAGAAGGGACTGGCGGTGCTGGTCGTACAGCGTCTGGTATGTCGATGATGATTACCAACGCAGGTAAAACAATCAAGAAAGTGATCTCGAACATCGATCATGACATCTTGACTCCGCTGATCACATATCAGTTCGTACACAATATGCGCTTTAGCGATGACCCTGATTTCAAAATGGGCGACATCAAAATCGTGGCGAAAGGTGCTACTTCACTTCAAGTACGTGACACGGCTCAAATCCGTCGTAACGAGTTCTTGCAAGCGACGGCTAACCCAATCGACATGCAGATTTTGGGATTCAAGGGACGTGCGGCAGTATTGCGCGAGTCTGCTAGAGGGCTGGATATGGACGTTGACAAGGTTGTTCCTTCGCAGGAAATGCTGACTCAGAAAGAGAAACAAATGATGATGCAGCAGCAACAGCAACAGATGTTAGCGCAGCAGCAAGGGGCTGTAACTAGCCAAGAACAACTTGCTGACGGCAGCCCAACAACAGACACTTTCAGTCAATAAAATAAAAAGTTTCGTGTAACCCACTAAATTACTTGACAGTTACACGAAACTATTTTATAAAGGCGACATGAATACACCTAAGCCAACTAAGGAACAGTTAAGAGAACTGGCGGCGCTCAAACATAACGTGCCGATCAACACTCTCCTGACAGCTTGGCGCAAGGACTTAGGTGACGCTTTAGTAGTGAATAACGACGATAGTGCAACGAAACGTCTTCAAGGAGCTACACGTGCAATTGATGCGCTTGTAACACTCATTGAAACAGCACAATCTGAGTTGAATAAAATTAAGTAACCTTTCGCAGTTCAACCAACTTACACACGAACACCTGTTCTTAGATCAGGCTCGTAGGAGATCAGTATGAAATTACCTGCCGCAGTGCAGCGTCAAGTCGACGCCGCCGAACAGTTTGAATCCGCTAACCGTGGAGATGTTCAGCAACCGCCACAAGACCCCGCACCCGTTCCAGATACCACCCCTACCGATCCTCCTGCTCCAGCACAGACAGAATTATTTACTAAGGAAGAAGCACCTGCTCCTCAGCCAGTAGATAACCGCTACGAAGTGTTGAAGGGTAAGTACGACGCGGAAGTGCCACGCTTGGCAAAAGAAGCAAAAGAAGCACGTGAACGCCTTGAGGCGCAAGCACGCGAACTTGACGAACTGAAACGTAAGTTAGTCAAGAAAGAAGAACCGCCTGAACCGAAGGTAACAGAGAAAGACGTTAGCGACTTTGGTGCAGACATGATCGACTTGATTCGTCGTGTGTCGTCCGAGACTGTGAGTGGCAATTTACTTGCTCGATTGGATGCCAGTTTAGCTGCAATTGATAGTCGCATTCGTGCGCTTGAGAACGCAGTAGGCGGCGTAGCTGAGACTCAAAAAGTAACTGCCGAAGAAAAGTTCTACGCGGACTTATCGAAAGCGGTTCCGACTTGGGAAGCAACTAACGTCGACAACAAGTGGCTCCAGTGGCTTGCATTGGTAGACGACATGACAGGTGTAACGCGCCAAACGCTTCTTGACCAAGCAGTAGGTTTGATGGATGCGAACCGTGTAGCAGCGATGTTTAAACGCTTCTACGCAGACAACAACATCAATACGAACCAAACAACGCCGCCAGCCCCAAAAGCTGACGATTTAAGTAAGCAAGTATCACCTTCACGTGCCACCGCCTCGGCTCCAGTAGCAGAGGACAAAGGACAGATTTGGACAGATGCAGCCGTTCGTGCTTTCACGAAGGACATCTCTACAGGGAAGTTCAAGGGACGTGAGGAGTTACAAGCGCGTATTCAAGCTGATTTAGACGCAGCCTTCCAAGACGGACGCTATCGACCTTGATAGAACAAACTGGGTGGGCTGCATAACATAGGAGAAGTAAAATGCCAGCAGTCTACCCAGTAAGCGGCGTATATGCCGTAACACCATCGTACTCCGGTTCGTTCATTCCGACACTTTGGGCAACCAAAATGATCGCAAAGTTCTACGCCGCGACAGTATTTGGTGAGATCGCAAACACTGACTACGAGGGTGAAATCTCCGGTCAAGGCGATAAAGTCACAATCAACACCGTACCTACCATTGCTATCCGCGATTACGTCGCTGGTACTGCATTGACGTACGACGTACCAGTTGGTTCCACCGTCGACCTCACAATCGATCAAGGTAAGTATTTTGGCTTCCGCGTCAATGACGTGTTGGAGTTCCAATCTAAACCTAACTTGATGGATACGTTCACCAACGACGCCGCAGAACAGATGAAGATCGTAATCGACAAGGCTATCTTGTTGGGTACATTGAAAGCTGTTTCCTTGGTGGCTGGTACGAACAAGAACATGGGTACAGGCGCGGGTATCATCTCTGGTGCATACTCCCTTGGTACAGACAATGCTCCAATCGCGCTCACAGGCACAAACGTGTTGCAGGTCATCACACAGTTGGCATCAACTCTCGATGAAGCAAACGTACCTGAGTCTGATCGCTATTTGATCATCTCCCCACAAGTTCGTCAGGTGTTGATGCAATCCAACTTGGCTAACGCCCAGTTCATCGGTGACACTCAGTCCATGCAACGTAACGGTCGTATCGGTCAGATCGATCGCTTCACAGTGTATGTGTCTAACCAGTTGCCACGTGCAGCAGCAGCGCAGAACTTTGACGGCGGTGCTCAAGCAGGTGCGTTGGTGCGTCACGCGATTATGGCTGGTCATAAAGCTGGTTTGACCTTCGCATCCCAAATCACTAAGGTCGAAGATTTGAAAGACCCGAACGATTTCGGTAAGTTGGTACGCGGCTTGAATGTGTATGGTTATAAAGTAGTTAAGCCAGAAGCACTTGCTATTGCTTTGGTTAATGCTTAAAATAACGTAACCTAATGAGTGGCGGTTAGGTTACACTAACCGCCATTTTTATAATCTCTCTAAGCGTGACTAAAATGGCGAAGCTGTTAGATTTTTTACCGCAGGTTCTACCATCAGTGCAAAGCTGCCCTGAGCCGCTTATCCTCACGCATATCCGATACACCTGTATCGATTTCTGCAACTACACGAGCGCGTGGCAAGTAACCCTTGACCCAATCAATGTAGTAGCTGGAAAGAACGTTTACGAACTCTCACCACCAATCGGAGCCAACATTCGCAATGTGACTCGCATTTGGTACTTGGGTCGAGAATTAAAAGTAATCAACAACGACGATAGCGCTGTTGGTGCAGAGACATACAACCCTGATTTTGCCACAGCCGATATAGCTGTTGGCGACCCTACGTGCGCGTTATACGACTACGTCACACGAACAATATCTTTCGACCGATTGCCGTTAGCAGCAGAAGCTAAAGGAATCACAGTGCGCTGCGCGTTGAGTCCAAGCCGCACCGCTACAACCGTTCCTGACTTCCTGTTGAGCGACTATGAAGATGCGATTGCCAATGGTGCGATTTCGCGCATAGCACGTATTCCGGCACAAGGGTACACAGATCAATCTACAGCGGCTTTGTCACAGTCGATCTACGCAGCAGCGCGACACTCAGCGACTATCCGCGCAAACAAGGCATCAGCACGTAGTGAGTCTCGTGTTGCCATGCGCCCTTTTGCATAGGTAATCATGACACAAGTTTCCTACATCTTAAACCGTGTTTCTGAAATCCTACAGGACGTAGATCGTACCTTCTGGACTGAATCTTTCTTGGTCGACTGTCTCAATGACATTCTCAAGGAAGTGGTCGTCTACAAGCCTAACGCTTACACCAAGACTGAGGTGATCACTCCAGTCGCAGGTACACGTCAAACACTGCCAGCGGGCGGCACTGCGCTTATTCGCGTGGTGTGCAATATGGGTACTACAGGCACTAACGCAGGCAAATCAGTTCGATTGGTAGACCAAGATCAATTAGATATTGTTGACCCGTACTGGCATGGTTCTACCGCTAAAGCCGAGACGAATCATTTTGCCGTAGATCGCAGCGAACCAAGCGCGTACTACATCTCCCCGCCTACTACATCGCAGTTGAAGATTGTCTACGCGTTGAACCCGCCTACTGTTACAGCAGGCAGCACAGTTCCGCTGGACGATTTATACGTACCTGCATTGATCAAGGGCGTCCTGTCAATGGCGTACGCGTCTGACGGTGAGCACGCATCAAACGCTCAATTGGCAGCGATGTACTACCAAGCATTCACTTCGATGTTGGGCGGAAAAGCACAAGGCGAGATCGCTGCTGATGCGAACACGACTGCGCCTTCTAACAGCGTTCCTAAATAGAGGTAGCTATGCCAGCAACAACATTTGATTTTACTGATGACTACCGTATCGAGCAGGGCGTGTATCGAGCGCAGGTGTTCGTGTGGAAGTCTAACGGCACTCCAATAAACTTAACAGGATACAGCGCACGTATGCAGATGCGTGCCAGCGTAGCAAGCGAAACTATCCTATTAGAGTTGACTACCACTAACGGCGGCATCGTTCTAGGTGGTTCGGCTGGAACTGTTACGGTGGTGTTCAAGGATACAGATACTGTCGGTGTTGACTGGAAATCAGGAGTTTATGACCTTGAGCTTGTGAACACATCTAACCAGCCAATGCGATTCCTTGAGGGGACGTTTGAGTTATCTAAAGAGGTGACACGATAATGTCCGACATCATTGAAGTTGTCTCGCCTAGTTCGCCAAGTACCGTAGAGGTTTTAACGGTAGGCACTGCCACGGTCATTGAAGTTGTAACACAAGGACCACAAGGCGCTCCGGGACAGTCAGGTAGCATCGCAGCCAAAGATGAAGGCACTGTGCTAACCGCTGGCATGACGAGTATCAACTTTGTTGGTTCAGGCGTATCTGCAACTAATGCAGGCTCTGACATTACAGTAACGATCAACACACCAACTGCGGCATCTTTAGGGTTGGGTAACGTAGAGAACAAATCGTCCGCGACAATTCGCGGCGAACTCACCGCAGGTAACGTTACTACAGCGTTGACCTTTACCCCACTTGCGAACACCTACGTGCCAGCGTGGTCTACTGTTTCAGGTAAGCCAACAACCCTAGCAGGTTACGGTATTACCGACGCTTTATCCAGTTCTTATGTCCCTGCATGGTCGTCTGTAACGGGTAAGCCTACGACACTGGCTGGTTACGGTATCACGGATGCGCTAGCTAGTTCGTATGTACCTACTTGGGCGTCGATCACAGGTAAACCTACGTTTGCTACAGTAGCGACGACAGGCGCGTACGCAGACCTCACAGGTACTCCAGCGGCATACTCACTACCTACAGCATCCACATCTGTGTTGGGTGGTGTGAAGGTCGACGGTACTACGATCACAATTTCAGCAGGCGTTATCTCCGCAGTAGGTGGCGGCGGTGGCGCGGCGGCTGTCAAAGATGAAGGTGTGACGCTTACAGCAGGCGCTACCAGTATTGACTTTGTCGGTGCTGGTGTCACGGCTACTAACGTAGGCTCTGCTGTCACTATAACGATAAATCCTGACTCTTGGGCATCAATCACAAGTAAGCCGACCACACTCGCTGGCTTCGGGATTACCGACGCTTTATCCAGTTCGTATGTACCTACATGGGCTTCCGTAACGGGTAAGCCAACTACGCTGGCTGGCTACGGCATCACGGATGCATTGGCTAGCTCATATGTACCTACATGGGCGTCAGTCACAGGCAAGCCTACTACTATTTCAGGTTACGGCATTACTGATGCTTTAGCGTTAGGTGCTACCGCAGGTACGGCATCAGCAGCATCAGGTGCGGCGGGGTCTGCGACTACGGCAGCGAAGTCTGACCATGTCCACCCACACCCTACAGCGCTACAATCAGGCGCATCTATTCCGGGCGCTCTACAGTCAGTAGCGACAGGATTAACAGCGGCAGGTACAAACCAAGCCACTGCCCTCGCACTTACCGCTGACATTAACTTTGTCAGTACAGTTGCAGCAAATACAGGTGTGGTTATTCCGGGTGCAGCAGCAGGTAAGACAGTTATTGTTATCAATCGCGGTGCGAATGCATTGCTGGTGTACCCTTCTACCGGACACAACTTCGACACACTAGCTGCCAACGCCTCAATCTCCGTCCCAGTGAACGGGCTATTAGAAGTGTTTGGTACGTCCACTACCCAGTGGAACAGCACACTGAACGCTATCGTCAACGCGTCCATGCTTCAAGGTACTGTATCTGGCGCGTCTGGCGGTACAGGCGTAGCTAACTCAGGCAAGACAATCACACTTGGCGGTAACTTAACTACGTCCGGTGCGTTTGCGTCGACGTTCACTATGACGGCGGCGACTACTGTTACGTTCCCAACGACAGGCACACTCGCTACCTTAGCTGGTGCAGAGACGTTCGCAGCTAAGACGCTGACAGGCGAGTCATTCACTCGCGTTGATAAAGGTACAGTGGCATCGGGTACAGTCACTTTCGACTTGTCTGCTGGTAGCGTACAGCGGCTACAGGTCGGTGGAGCATTAACCATTACAGCTAGTAACTGGGCTGCATCTGGCAAACGCCAATACCTAACGCTTGTCTTAGTCAACGGCGGTAGTGCAGCGGTAACGATCACTCCGACAATCAACTGGGTAAAACCAGACGGTACGTTCACAACGGCTATCGCCACATATATGACGGCTATCGGTCGTACAGGCTTGCAGTCAGCAGGTACAGATCACGTCGTTTGGTGGACGGATGATGCAGGTACGACTATCTACGGCAAGGTGATCTAATGAGCGGATTACCTTTACTCGTCAGTAACTCCATTGCTGCGGCTACGACTACTTATATCGATGATGTGTTTGGTACGTACTTGTACAAAGCGACAGGCGCTACACAGTCGATAGTCAATGGTATTGATTTGGCAGGTAAAGGCGGCTTGGTGTGGATTAAAGGCAGAACTAATACCGAGGGGCATGTGCTTATGGATACCGTGCGCGGTACTACTAAGCACCTAAAAACACAATCCGCTAACGGAGAGGCTACGTTTACTGACCTTATTACGTCCTATAACAGTAATGGGTTCACACTTGGTCCTGATGCTAGTAGTGTTGGGTTAACTAACAATGGGACGACTATCAACTTCGCTTCGTGGACTTTTAGAAAAGCCGCAAAGTTTTTTGACATAGTAACCTATACAGGTAACGGCACTACTCAGACGCTGCCACATAGTCTCGGCATAGTTCCGGGTGCAGTGGTAGTTAAAAAGCTGAGTGGTGTTAGTGGAGTAGGATGGGACGTATGGCACAGAAGCCTTGTTTCTGGTAACCATGTGTGGCTAAACAAGACCGATGCATCGTCCGCAGGCGGTATAACAGTGTGGGGTAATAACGCCGCAGTCGTAGACCCAACGTCGACAAACTTTACTGTCGGGCAGAACGCAGACCTCAACGAGAACGGCTCTACTTATGTTGCCTATCTATTCGCGCACGATCCAGCAGCAGATGGGCTTATACAGTGCGGAACGTTCACGACAGATGCTAGCGGTGTAGCCACAGTAAATCTAGGGTGGGAGACTCAGTTTTTACTGGTTAAGAGGGTTGATACAACTGGCTCTTGGTTAATGATGGATACCGCCAGAGGATTCTCTCTATCGACTACTGATGCATCTCTATCTGCGGAAACACTTAGTGTAGAGAGTACAGCACAGCAGCGTGGTGAGCCTACAAGCACAGGCTTTTATATTCCGAGTAACTACGGCGTAAACGCGACGTATATCTACATAGCGATTCGTCGCAGTAACAAGCCGCCTACGAGTGGCACGCAGGTCTACAAAGCTCTAGCAATTTCAGGAAACTCTAGCACAAACAGAACTTTGTCGGGAGTAGGGTTTTCTCCAGACTCTGCCCTTTGCCTAAATAGATTTGGTGGTTGGATAAGTCAATTAGGGGATAGGTTGCGTGGCGCCACTAAGTCGTCGAGTACAAGTCAAACCAATGCTGAAATTACGTACACGAATGGATTCTTATCCTATGACATGGATGGAGTAACTATTGGAGACCAAGGAGCTAATAACGAAACCGGCTCTACTTATGTCTATCAGTTTTTTAAGCGTGCCGTTGGTGTGTTTGATGTGGTTTGCTGGACTGGTGACGGCACAAACAACTTACGTAGTCATGGATTAGGTGTTAAGCCAGAGCTTCTAATTATGAAGCGGTTAGACGCGGCAAGTGATTGGGAGGTGGGGTGTCTTACTGCCACCACAGACTACGCGGCAAGACTAAATACAACCGCAGCAGCAGCTTCTGGTGCTACAGGAACACTTTCAGTTGGCACAAACGCCAGTGTTTTTTCAGCCACCCTATACACGCCCTTCTACGCATCTGGCGGAAGGTATGTAGCGTACCTATTCGCCACAAGAGCAGGCGTCAGTAAAGTTGGTACATACGTAGGCAACAACACTACACTCAACGTAGATTGCGGATTTGCAGCAGGCGCACGATTTGTGATGATTAGACGAGTAAACGGCGGCGACTGGTTTGTGTGGGACTCAGTAAGAGGTATTGTTGCAGCTAACGACCCACACTTGAGTCTAAACACAACTGTGGCAGAAATAACTTCTGACGACAGCATAGACCCATTTGCATCTGGATTTACAGTGAACCAAGTTTCAGGCATAGACATAAACTTGACCGCAGACACTTACATTTATTTAGCATTTGCATAGGCATAACAATGAACCGATACAGACTACGCAGTGACGGCACTATCAAGACTGAACACGAGATTCGTGAGTCGTTCAACGGGTTCTTACCTGCTGTGATTGACGCTTTCACATGCGACTTCCTTGGCGTTGACCCGGTGCTGCAATCTCCACAGCCAGTAATCGATGACGCGCATGAGCTTGTGTACGGTGGCGTTGTGAAAGATGCGCTAGGTAACTGGGTTGATTCTTGGGGTACTAAAGAACTACCGCCTGAGCAGATAGCAGCCAACGCACAGCGTAAGGCTGAGACGGTGATGAAGTCCGTCGTCGACGCAACACAAGAACGTTTGGATGCGTTCGCACAAACACGCACTTATGACAGCATTTTGTCTGCATGCACATACGCAAATTCTTCTGTTCCTCGCCTCAAAAAAGAAGGTCAGACATGCGTTACTTTACGCGACCTTACTTGGGAAGCGTTGTACACACACATGAACGCGGTGCAGAGGGGGGAAAAACAAATGCCTTCTGGTTTCTCCGACATTGAAAGCATATTGCCGATACTAGACTGGGGAAATTAACATGACTGAGAGAATGTTCACAGAAGACGAGGCTATGCACCTTGTAGCACGAGAGGTTGCCAAGCAGAGAATGAGCGACATGGAGAGAAAAATCGCAGATAACGACCACAAAGTAACGGTAGCACTCGCCAAGCTAGAACAACAAATAGGACAGGTGATCACTATGATCGACAAACAAAGTCTGGAACAAAACAAGAGTGTCAAAGACCTGCGAGAAGAAATCGAAAAAGAGTTCGCTTCTAAGCTGGACTTGCAGCGCGTTGAGAACAAAATCGACCAGCTATGGGTGAAGATAGCCACGTCCATCGTAGTAGTTAGCATTTTCTCTGGTGTTGTTGGGTGGATTATCAGTACAGCAATTAACGCAACTAAAGTATTAGGACACTAACATGATCTCAGCACTTATTTCATTCTTAGGCGGTTCTGTATTCCGTATGATTTGGGGAGAGCTATCCGCTTTTCTCAACAAGAAACAGGACCACGAGCATGAGCTTGCCATGATGCAGGCGCAAGCGGCTTTTGAAGACCGCGCTCACCAACGTAACCTTGAGAACCTTCGCTTACAAAATGAGCTAGGAGTTCGTATGGTTGAGGTTGAGCGAGAGACAACAATAGCCAAAGGCGACGCTGATGCATTTACCGAAGCCATGAAAGGCGCATTCAAGTCTACTGGCAACTGGTTCATCGACGCTTGGAATGGCGGCATTCGCCCAATGTACGCGACTATCGCTGCGTTCTTGTGGGTGTTAAAACTCCACTCTCAAGGTTTCAAGATGGACGAATTTGACGTGTCCTTAGTGGCTGTCATCGTCGGTTTCTTCTTCGCTGATCGTTCATTACGTCGCAATGGAAAATAATCTCGAACCACTGTACGCCCTCATTAAGAAATACGAGGGCTGCAAACTGAAACCCTACCTATGCCCCGCAGGTGTGTGGACGTGTGGGTGGGGGAGTACGGGTGCGGACGTGGTTCCGGGAGTGCCTTGGACGCAGGAGTACGCGGATTTGCGTATGCGTGCAGATGCATTGAAGTTCTACAACGGTGCGAAGAAGTTATGCCCTGACCTGAGCCACGTGGCGTTATGCGCGATAGCTGACTTTTCATATAACTTAGGTCTTGGTCGATTACAGGCATCTACGTTACGCAAGAAACTGAACGCTGGCGACGTAGACGGCGCGGTAGCAGAATTGATGAAGTGGACTAAGGGCGGCGGTAAGGTTCTTCCGGGGCTGGTTAAACGTAGAACCGAAGAAGCAGGACTACTTAAAAGAGGCTGGTAGTGGCAACTATTAAATTAAAAACATTTGGCGGTATGGCTCCAAGTGCCAATCCAGAGTACATCGACCCAACTAGCGCGACATACGCTAGTGACGTTGACACTCGGTTCAAGGACTTGCGCCCTTCCCTTGTGGCTCAGGCAGTCGCTACCGTAGCCGCTGGTCAGACGCTATATAAATTTGACGGACTGACCACGTTCCTCACCAAGACAGGCGACGTTGATTTCGCACGTGGTCCCGTTGTGAACGATACAACAGAGCGCACTTACTTTACTGGCGACGGTGTGCCTAAGGTGATGGATATTTCAGGTGAGGTTCGTCAGTTGGGCGTACCTAAGCCAACAGTAGCGCCGATTGTCACCAAGACAGACGTGCCTACTTACACCACCGAAGACGCAGCGCAAGCAATCAACACACTGGCGAACACACTATTCGAGCACGTACGAAACTTCGTATTGACTGTTGGATATGAGGGTATGGTAGACGCTGACCTCGCAGACTTGATTCCTGCGGCGAATCAGCCGTGGAGTTATTTAGTTTCTCGTGCGGGTAGCGTAGCCTCAGGTAACTTCGTTCCTACTACGGCAAGCGATATTTGCTTAGTTGATCCGTCGTTAGAATATTCAACATCGTCTACGGCAATCACCGTACCGTTGTTTGTGCGTGGTCGCCGCTGGAGAGCGGACGCAACGACATTGTCTAACATGCTGACCGCCTTCCCTTCCGCTGACAAGACTAAGCCAACTGAAAAGCTGATGACTGCTGATCAGGTGACTAAGATCGCGGCAGCGGTTCAGAGTGCGCTTGTTTCTCGTGATGCCGAGATCAACGAGTTGATCGCCAAGATCAAGGCTGAGAAGACTTCATTCATGGCGCTTCTGAACGACCCAACTAAAGTGACAAGCATTATCGCTGGTTCGCTGGCGACCTACTACGCCTCTACTGAGGGTAGTACCGCGCTTGCCAACGCAGTTGACGTAGCAGCGAATCGTATTTCTGAAACAGCAACGAGCAACGCAGGCACAGCAGTTAGCGCGTCTGCCGCAACTACAGCAATTAACGCTCGTATCTCCGTGTCCGCGAACGGTACTAAAGTTCTTGACTCGAACAGTTTGATCAACTGGATTTACACGAAGATCAAGCCAACGGGAGCCAGCTTAGCCTACGATATTCCGGGGCTGTACCAAGACGCTACCAGTATCGCGGCTAACTTAGACACTGACTTGAAGAACATTGCTAACAAGGCGTTAGGCGTCACAGGGGCAGAAGATGCTCCGTATGCTGCGGTAACTAAAGCCTTGGTCGACAAGCAGGCTAAGATGGAAGAACACGTTAAGTTGATGGAGTTGATCACGCTTGACGTGGCGTCTACACGTCTGAAAGCAGCAATTAAAGCAGCGTTCGATGCGAACGTGGCGTCTTCGATTCCACGCGGTACTCCTACTGTTATTCTGCCACGCGCTTATGTTTTTACAGAAGTGTCTAAGTGGGGTGAAGAATACGCAGAGTCTGCGCCCTCGCCTGTTTCTAACCTTTTGAGCTTCGATCAAGATGACGTAGCGACAATTCAGTTACCGCCTGCTCCTAGTGGACGCAACATCACACATCGTCGCCTCTATCGTAGCTCGGCTGGTTCATCCTCAGCAGCGTACTTGTTCCATAGCGAGTTCACCGCAGACGTTACGGGTGTAATTGACACACTGCCAGCGTCGTCACTGAAAGAACCATGCCCTACTTTCGGGTGGGATGAACCGCCAGCAGATATGAAGGGTATCGCCGCTATGCCTAACGGTATCGTGGTCGGGTTCTCTGGCCGTACTATCCATGCATGTGAGCCTAACCACCCGTATGCGTTCCCTGCGAAGTACGATATTCCACTTGACTTCGATATTGTCGGTATCGCGGTATCAGGACAGACAGCGATTGTAGCCACTAACGGGCAGCCGTACCTGATGACTGGCGTGGACTCTATGGGTCTGACGACTGAGAAGTTACCGTATAACCAAGCGTGTATTTCTAAGCGTTCATTGGTCGCGCTTGTCGGTGCGGCTATCTACGCCTCTCCTGACGGACTTGTAATGGTTAGCGGTACTAACGTTTCAGTTATCACTGAGGGGCTTTTGAGTAAAGCTGATTGGAATGCGTACAACCCATCGAGCATCTTTGCCGCAGAATATGAGGGCAGATACTTGGCGTTCTACACGAGAACGAACGGACAAAAAGGCTGCTTGGTACTTGACTTCAAGTCAATGTCGTTAGTCGAGTTCACCGCAGCGGCTGACGCTGTGTTCTCGGACAAGAAGTCTGACACGCTGTACATTTTGCAAGGAACGTCAGTGAAGAACTTCATTCCTGCTTCCGGTACGGCTAACACGTTCAAGTGGAAGTCTAAGATGTTCCGTTTGGGCGCACAGACTTCTTTCGCGTGGTTGCAGGTGGATGCTGACTTTTCCTTAGGTAACGTCACAGTGAAAGTCTACGCAGGCGGTAACTTAGTGTCGACAAAAACGGTCACTTCATTGAAACCTGTTAGGCTTCAAAAAGGACGGTACAGAGAGTGGCAGATCGAGATTCAATCTAACACGCGGGTAACTAGCGTGGCAGTATCTTCCACTACAGCAGAACTTATTGCGGAGATGTAATGCGAACACCGATAGATACAGAACAGTATCCTCCATCTGGAGAACCGCCACAGACACCAGCTATTCCTACGGTGACTGATGGCAATCTGATTTCTGCTGTCAACAAGATCAAAGAGACAGTGGAGCTACGCGAAGGGCGTCGCGGGTCTAAGTACGATCAGGCGGTTACTTGGCGCGACCTCTATAACGTGGGTCTTGTGGCAGTGCAGGCTGGCGGCTCTTGGCAGGTATCCCCTGCTGATGGTTCCGTTAGAGGTACTACACTAATCACCCAAGTACCGCAGATCACTAATCGACTAGAAGAAGAAATACGTAATTCAGTCGCCTATAAGCGGCTGATGTCGACTATCAACAGCGAGGAAGATTTAGCTGGCGTGCCTGAGGAAGTGGTTAGTTTACTTCGCACTGATATTCTGAATGAAGCGCGTCAACGCGAAGCCGCAGTTAAAGAGCTTGAGAGCATTATTCAGAACCAAAGCCGTTCGTTTGCAATGAAAGTGACTGAGCTTACCGCCTCGCTCAATGATGCTCAGGCTGGTGTACGTCGCGTATCTTATGCGTCTGCTACTCAGAACTCTGCGACTGCGGGGGAAATTACTACTGTTAAGGCACGTCTAGATAACTTCGGCGGCGGTGGAGTTTCGGTGGAACAGAAGATGACTGCTACAGTAGACAGACTTAACGGCATGTCAGGAGTGTACAGTGTCAAGATTGACGCAGGCGGTAAGTTCGCCGGATTCCAGTTATCTGTTGACGCTCCTACTGGCGTGACGCCCTATTCTGCCTTTCTGATCAACGCAGATAAATTCGCTATCTTCACGAATGGCGGTGCGGTAAGCCCGTTCGGTGTCGACAGTTCAGGTGTGTACATCAACGGCTCAGTCAAGATCAACGCCAATGGTGCTACGCTTAACTCGCTATCTACGCAAACGTCTCTGAACTTCATCGGTAACTTCTCGGCTGACCCATCCACAGGCAACCCTGAAAACTCTGTGTATAAAAACACGGTGAACAACAACAGCTACGTGCTCAAGAGTGGGTCGTGGGTTCTGTTTATTCCGGCTGGTGCTAACGGCACGAACGGTACTAACGGTACTAACGGTACTAACGGTACGAATGGTCTGAACGGCGCACGTGGGTCTATGACGTTCTATGCTTCAGGATCGTCTTGGTCAGACGCAACTGCTAACAACACAGTCACTACGATTACAGGTAGCTCTAATAAGATCATTGGTGACACAGTAACCATCTCCACATCTACGTTCGCAGCTACCAAGTATTGGACAGGCGTAGCGTGGGTTTCCCCCGGTGTTACGATAGATGGTAACTTGCTGGTGAACGGGTCAATTACTGGTACGCAGATTTCATCCAGTTATGTCTATGCCGGGCAACTCGCCGCATCTCAAATCACAGCAGGTTCTACGTCAGATGCACGTGGAGTCATATCTATGCTAGGACTTTATAACGTCCTTAGCGTGACTAGATCAGGCGCAACCCTCTCACCCGGTATGTCTTTGATAGATACATCAGGTAGTGGAACTCCGATTCTATACATGAGTTCTAATTCCACCGCAGGAAGCGGCGCAGCAGACTTCAATTCATCAGCGACTCATACGATTTCGGCTGCAAGTAGCAGTTCTTCTTATGTCGCAGGTGTATTTAAAAATACATCGTTAGGTAAGGAGATTTCTCTTGGTGGTTCATACTGCGCATACTCTGCCTCTGGCAAGGGGAAGATTTATATTCTAGACGGCAACGGACCATTTACAGGGTTCCATGATGGGCTAATTAGCAAAGAGGTTCACACCGATATTGGTGACATTGTTGTCGTCGAGTCGATTTTATACAAGCATGATGTCAGCAACACACTTGCCAAGGTGACTCTTTCTAACAAGCCGTACCAGAAGACGGCTTATGGTGTTGTGAGCGACAGAGGGCAACCGGACAATCACATAGAAATGCCATACGATATGTGGTGGGACGCAGTTCACGACATGGATTTAGTATCGGTGAATGGACTTGGCGAGGGTCAGGTCAACGTTTGCGGTGAGAACGGAGATATTGAAGCTGGAGACTTTATCGTAACCAGTTCAACACCCGGAAAGGGCATGCGCCAAGACGATGATGTCGTGCGCTCATGCACTGTAGCAAAGGCAACTGAGAGCGTTAAGTTCTCAAATGCCACAGAAGTGAAGATGATCGCTTGCGTGTATTTGGCTAGCTAGCCAAAATGATGTAAGCTAGTGTTGCATTATTCGGTTACAGTGCTAGAATAGTGCAAGTTATTAAATCTCAAATTGGAGAATTATTATGTGGACAATGGAACAATTAGACGCAGTTGGTGCGTTGGTCGTAGCAGGCACAGTGCATTTCAACGGTGAATTGGTATCTGGTTTGTGGACTGAACAAGGTTTTCAGCCTGCGGACGGTGGCGCTTTGAGTACGGTAGAAAAACCAAAAGCTGCTAAGGCAACACCTAAGGCGTAATATGAATCGAGAAGAACGCGCCGAGCAATTGATGCCCTACATGCTAGGGAACAAGTCAGCCGTAGAATTTATCATTCTGCTGGTTGAAGCTCTGCATGTTTGGGACGATCTTATCGACCACGACAAAGCAGTTGATGATATGAGCATCAACGACGCGTTTTATTCTCTGTTAATCACGATCCCGAACAACGTGTTCTATCGTGAGAACTTTAGCAAACTGAACCCAATTATCGCTAATGCCATTACCAACTGGCACATAGCAAATCGAATGGAACGTAAGGGCGACGAATACCAGAAGCGTATCGCTTACATTCTTCGCTCTACATACGTAGACGTGATCACGCAGTCAGCCACAATAATCGGTGGCGTTGAACATGGCGTTTATGTCGGATTCCAAAACAGACTATTCACCCACAAGGAAACCCTTGAAGGGTATTTAGCCAATTTAGAAGTTGAACAGGCTGCAAGAGCCTCATTTAATCAGGAGTAGATTATGTGTTGCGATGCACCATCAGCCCCTCAAGTAGACCCACGCCAGTACGATGCTGTGATGAAGCAGCTTGAAATTGGCGACAAATTATTTGCGCATACAGTCGAATCAGACAAGCTCAATCGTGAACGCCAAGCGCGTTTGGACGAGCAGCAAGCTCCACTCATTCAGGGTCTGATTGAGAATCAAAGAAAGCAAGAAGCACGTGCCGACGAGTCGTATCAGTATTTCATGAATACTGGTCGCCCTGCCATTCAACGCGCTCTCGATGACGCGAATAGCTTTGACTCCGCAGAAGAATTAGCGAACGTACGTAACAAGGCGTCCTCAGACGTAGAGCAGGCTTTCGCAGGTCGTAAAGAAGCAACTACTCGCGGATTGCAGCGTATGGGTATCGGTCCGCTTAATGGTCGTGCTCTATCTGCTATGGGTGACTTAGACGCGCAAGGCGCACTAGGTAAAGTCCAAACAGTAGCTAACGTTACTGAGGGTCGTCGTGCTGGTGGCTTACAGCTTCGCCAGCAAGCGGCTAACTTGGCGTCTGGTATGCCAGCACAAGCAATCGCTATGTCTAGCACAGGTGCGAGTCAAGGCGCTCAGGGCGCTGGTTTGGGTAACGCAGGCATGGGTTCTTCTCTCGCGGCACAAGGCGCGTTTAACGGCGGTATGGGTGCTGCTGGTAATGCCTTCGGTAGCGCAGCTAACGGCTTCGGCAATATCTACAGTCAAAAACTCGCTGGTGCTCAGTTCGATGCTGCTAACTCTACTGGTACAGCACTAGGTCAGTTGGCTGGTATGGGCGCTAACTTCGCGTCGTCATACTTCATGGGCGCTGGCGCTTAGTAAAGGATAAAACATGGGAATCAACTTGAGTGGTTTTGTAAAGGGGTTAGCTTCTCAAGACCCTGTCGGTCACTACATGAAAACCAAGGAGTTCGAGCTTCGCAAACGTCAAGCTGACAATGCGCAGCAAGAGTTCGAGTGGCGCAAGCAAGAACAGGCAGATAAGCAAGCCTATGCTGATGCTTCTTCTGAGGCTATGGGTAAGATCGGCACTCAGCAATTCCAGCAAGCCAACACAAACAACCTCGACGACGGTGTAGCTAGCACAGACCGCGCAGCCCTTCAAGGACTGCCGACTGAGTACACTCGCGCAGACTACTACAAAGACATCGCTGGCAAGGCAGCTAAAGTTAATCCTCAACTCGGTTTTGAGTTCTTAGATAAACAGCGTGCCGAAGAAAAGCGCAACCACGAAACTAAGTTCCTTAGCGCGTTCGCTCGTTATAAAGACAGTGGCGACCCTACTGACTTAGTGGCTGTGTTTAATGACCTTGGCGGCATCTACAACAAGGACAAGCGATTCAACGACGGTAAGTACATCGGCTTCTCCGCTGTGCCAGTGCGTGAAGGCAATGCAGGTGCAGAAGGTATTCCTTTAGCCAACGCAGGTACACCAGAAGCTAACGCCAGCGTAACTAAGCCAGCATTGGCTTTCAGTATGCTGGATACCAACACAGGCAAGAGCGCACAACATCTGCTTACGTCTGAGGACGACATGGTTGGTGCGTACTACAAGGCGATTGCTCAGTTATATCCTGAGGAACTGGCGAAGTACACAGACCACATGGATAAAATCAAGACTCGCAATATGCAAGATCGTCGTGCGGCTTCTGATGAAAAACGCGCTGATGCGCAAGAGAAACGCGCTAACGTCGAGGCAGACCGTCAATACGCACAACAGTTATTCCAGAATGGTCAGTTGGCTCAAGGCAACCGCCGTCTCGACATTATGGAAAGACAGGCACTCGCAACTAACGCAGCTAAAGAAGGTAAAGCGGCATTGGGCTGGCGTGGTATGGACTTGAAAGAGCGCGACGAGTACATGAAGAATAACTCTGGTCGCTGGAGTATTCCTACTGGTAACGGCGATGCGTCTTACTCTGAGCATCCTCAAGGGCGTGCCTTGTTCTCTGCACTGGCTGACACTATGGGTGCGGAACAAGCACTCAACATCATGTCTGGCGCGATGGCTGACATCAACAAGAAAGCTGCATTGGTTCCGGGGGCTGTAGACGATAAAGGGTATATTGACCCACGTGCTAAGGCTCATGCGGCTGACTTTGTTTATGCTGACGCGCTGGCTAAATTGGCTGCTGCACGACAACAGCAACAACAACCTCCAAGTGGCGCAGCGCCAAGTGGCGGCGTTCCTGCTCCGTCCCCACGACAAAGACCTAGCGCACCTCCAGCCGCAGCGCCTGTAGAAAATGGCGTTATAGATGTGACTAAAGACCCTGCACTGTCGATGCTGACTACGCAGTTAAAGTCAATCAACAAGCAGGATGCTAGCCCTGAAAACGTGCAAAAGATTATGGCTTTGGGTGAAGCCAGAAATAAGCGATTGCAGCAGCTACAAGAAAAGTACGGTCGTCTGACAAAATTAAAAACTGAATAGGTGGGTGAATGAGCGACTCTACTGGATCACAAAACAAAGGTCGTGGCGTTTCATTTCCGGGGCGTGTACAGCGCTCCGGTACTCCTGATTACATACCGCCGCAGGTAGACTACCAGAGTTTGTTTGGCGGCACTGACAACGAGTTTTTGAGTAGCATCCCTAAGAAAACGAATTACATTCGTGATCTTGGCGTTGACGCGCTTAACTCAGTCGTCACTACAGGCGAAGCAGTGGCAGGTCTTGGTCGTCTAGTTGGTCTAGGTGGCGTGTTAGACGCTATTGACTACAGACCGGGTGACACGCACGAGGCTATCTCTGATTTGTATTCTGATGGTCGCAAAGCCACAGAAGCAGAAATCCAGCGCAGTATCGAAAGTCGCAAAGGCGAAAGTTTCTTATCGCAGGCTGCTGGCGGTGCTATGGATTACATCAGACACCCATCGGCATTAGCAGGCGGTATCGTCAACTCCGCTCCAAGTATGGTTCTTGGCGGCGGCGGTGCTCGTATGGTGGCTACCAAGTTATTCAGCGCAGCAGAAGCCGCTGCTTTAGCACGTGGTGCGTCCGCAGTAGAAGCACGTTTAGCAGGTCAAGCTGCGGTAGATGCCGCACCTAACTTATTGAAAACGATGGGTGCCGCTGGTGAAGGCGCTGTAGCATCAGGTCAGATTGCTGAGGCGATTCATCAGAAAGACCCTGAGGGTAATATCTACGCAGCTATTCCAGCGGGTATAGTTACTGGTCTTATCTCTCGCGGCTTTGGCTCGATTAAAGGTCTTGGTGATGCTGAGACGGCGTTGCTTACTGGCTCAAAAACGGCTGGTGCGTCTGGTAATCTTTTGGTTCGAGGCGCTAAAGGCGGCTTATCAGAAACTGGTCAAGAGTTTTTCCAAAGCGGTCAAGAACGAGCATGGCAGAACGTTGGTACTGGCGACCCATTGATGGAAGGTGTTGCTAACGACGCAGGTGCTGGAGCAATCCAAGGCTTTGCTATGGGTGCGGCTTTCGGTGCTGGTTCCAAGCATCAAGACGGCGCGTCCAAACCTTACACACCATCAACTACCACGTCACCAAACTCTCCGTTGAATCGTGCGCCTGTGTCACCAGTGACATACACCGCGCAAGGCGAACTCGACTTATTGGGTGGTTCATCGTCAGGAATCAACACGCGAGATGCGTTCGCGGGTCCACTTCCAAGAGAGAACGAGCGTACTGGTTTCCAGCCTTCGTTCAGCTATCGTGACCGCTTGGCGACTGAGAACACAGACGCGTCTGCTCGTATTGCCAGTGCAGCAGAATCAGGCGCACTCAGCCAACTTGATAGTTTCGGTAACGTACTGACGCCAAGCCAGTTCAGCCAACAAGACAATATTGCCAACACACTCGCTGCCACTAATAACGGTACGCAAGAACCGCTGCAAATCGTCGGTCAAGGCAAAGAGTCGTTGTACGATCAGAAGCGTGCTGCTCAGTCTAAAGCGGCTCGTGGGTTGCTGCTGAGTAGCTACGAAGCTCAGTTACTCACCCAAGACATTCCAGCACCACCGTCAATGATCGAGTTGCCACCAGCGCCAGCGCAGCAGCCAGCTATCCAAGTGGCTGATTCTATGCGTACGCGCCCTGCTCAACCGACACAAGCTGATATGTTTGGTGCTCCACTGGATAACCAAGTTACGGGGTTGCCTCGTAATGGCGTAACAGTCAACCAAGCAGACCCTAACCAACTGTCAATGTTTGACGGTAAGGGGAATCCTACATATCAAGCAACTACGAATGAGCCCCCTCGCTTTGGCGATATGGCTCAAGAGGCTGCTAGCTTCTTCGGATTCAAGCTGACTGATAAACGTCGCCCGTTGGTTACTGACATCGTGCGTTCTTTCCATGAAGGTAATATTGACGAAGATACGCATGACATGCTGCTGCACATGGTTCGTGAAAGTAAGTTGAACCAAGCTAAGCGTGTACTTGATGCGACCTTAGCATCTGCGCAGGAAGCTAAAGCGGTGCAAGAACAAGCTCCTGTAGAACAGGTTGCTGAGCCAGTAGCACCTACTGCGGAACCAGTAGTGCAGGAACAGCAAGCCCCAGTAGAAGTGCAGGAAGACGAAGAACCGACGAACATCAACCAAGATGTGCTAGTAGAAGAACCGTCAACCGCCAAGTTGAAGGACTTGATGCGCTTGCACTCCGAAGGCGCTCCGATTGCTTCGCATCCGTCCATGACGCCATACGATGCTGAGTTGGAGTTACAACGCCGCCTAAGCACTACCAAGAATGAACGCGAAGCCGACAAGATCGGTGACTACTTGGAGAACTTCCGCGAGGCAGATAGTAAGATCGAACTGGCTCGTCTCAAGGCACGTACTGAACAAGTACAGCGTGAAATCCGCGAAAGTAACGACGCTATCGCTCGTGCTATGCAGGATGAACGTGACTCTGCTGACGGCTTCGTTAAGGAAGCCCCTACTACAGAATCACCTGCTGAACTGTCTAAGCTGACTGGCGACATTTACGATCACATCGAAAACGTCCTATTCCCTCAATTGATGGACTTGGGTGTTGTCGATGCCTTGGCGCTCGTCGAATCGATTCAAGCGTACAACCTACCTACTAACGTAGAAGGTCAAGTCGGTATCATCGACGGCAAGTACCACATCTTAGTCAATCCGAAGATCGTAGCTAACCCACAGATGTTGAGCCGCGTGATCAGTCACGAGTTAGGACACGTGCTGGACGGCTCTATGCGCGGCACAGTGTATTCTTCCCATGCTGCACTGCGTGTTACTTCTGTTGACGGTAAGGTTACTGGTATCGGTGAGATTGCACGTGAGATCGTTAGCACAGCTAAAACAGACCCGTTGATTCGTGAGATATTCAACTACCCACTGTCGACAGAGTTTAAATACAGCGCAGAAGTAACGAGCGAGGAACTATTTGCTCAAATCTTCTCCATGATGACGAACGACTCCATGCGTAGTATTATGGAGCGTCGACTGCCTAAAACCAGTCAATTCATTAAGGACGCATTAAATCATGCAAAACTATCAATTTCAAACGAAGCCAGCCAAGACACAGCAGCCGAAGAATCAGGTGCGGTCGACTCCAATGCAACTGCCGTTCGAGCTACTGGAACTCCTCGTTACACTTTCGGACAAGGAGCAGGCACGAATCAAGGCAATGCCGTTCGCGGAACAAGTGGCAGCACTGGAGAAGGTGCGCGATACTCCGCAACCTCCGCTGTAACTCTTGCTGACTTACCTGAGCCAAATCAGGCAAGTAAATTCGCCACAACTATTAGCGACGCGTTCACTGGGCTAGGTACGAAGTCATGGGTACTTGGTCTGATGACAATGCGTCAGATAGCTGATCGTTTCCCTAAAGTGGCTGCGTTCCAAAAGTACGTCAAAGCGCAAGAGGCTATGACTACTAAGACCAAACTACATCAAGCTATGGTGGCAGAGATCGACCACGATTTCACACGCTTATCTAGCGAAGACGCACTCAAGCTCTCGTCTGTCATGTTGAACGCGACAGCGAACGAATGGCATGTTGATCAGACTTTCGAGCATGAGTCTAACAAGCACGTTGATCGTGTCTTGGCTCCTGAGTTCATGAAAGCACGTGCCGAGTTCAATGCGTTGACTGACGAGCAGAAAGCTCTGTACGGCAAGGTTAAAGCCAAGTTCGCTTCTGACCTTGAACTGCAAAGCAAGCTGATCAACAAACGCATCATCGATCAGTACCGTGAGTCTATGTCGGACAAGGTTACTCTACGTAACGGTTCCACTATCTCATTGGACGAAGCAGCTAAAATTACTTCCCAAGAGAAGCGCCACGAATTGAAACTTGAGATCACTACGCAAGCAGCGCGTAAGAACTTGTCACGTATGTGGGATGACTTAGATCACAACACGTACGCAGTTAGCCAGATTCAGGGTCCTTACTTCCCACTGATGCGTTTCGGTGAGCACGTTGTCGTGGCTAAATCTGATTCCTTGGTTTCCGCTCAAGGCGCGTTAGATGCCGCTAAACAAGCACTGGCTGAGTTGAACCAACGCGACGAAGCCGAATACACCGTGGAAGATCAGAAGCAGGCACGCAAGGCTGTATCTGATGCACAGGCTAAGTTAAACAGCTTGAAGGCTGACGATACGCACTACTTGGTTGAGTTCTACGAAAGTGAAACAGAAGCCAATAACCGCGTTAATCAGATCGCTGAGTTATTCCGTGATGACCCATCAATGAGTGTGCGTCGTGAACTGCGCTCTGCTCACTTCCGTGCCTTGGATGCTGCTCCTTATGCGTTCATCAAGAACTTGGAAAACGAGATCAGTAAGCAGATGCCTGCTTCCGACGCTGGCAAGATTAAAGACGCTGTGCGTGATATTTATATCCGCGCAATGCCTGAACGTGCTGCGTTGAAGTCCCAGTTGAACCGTATCAAGGGTTCTGTTACTGGTGCTAAGGTCGCTGAGATGCGTCGCTCTATCATCGCATCTGGTCTGCGTAACTCGTTTAACTTGGCACGTATGGAACACGGCACTGAGTTAAATGACGCGCTGACTGAACTGCGTACTGGCAGAACGGATGAAGAAAAACGCTTGGGTGAGGAA